TTCGGTGTCGGCGCTGGGAAACTACGAGACGCTATTAAGGTTGGGTCAGGTACGGACATCGGTGAGATGGAAGCGAAACGCATCGTTGACTTATATCGCGCAACCTACAAGGGGGTGACAGCGTTTTGGAAGACGTGCACAAATGCTATCACCGCAATGGGTAACGATGAGGAGTTTACTTTCGGGCAAGAAGGGTTATATGTAGCGGAAGGTAAGCGTGGTGTTAAGTTCCCTTCAGGGTTGTATATGCAGTACCCACTACTAGCAAATGTGGTAGATGAAAAGACGGGTGAAAGAGGGTACAAGTATAAAATGCGTAACGGTTATGATAGACTTTACGGCGGTAAATTGACCAACAATTTAGTACAGGGAACGGCACGTTGCGTTATGTCAGAGGCAATGGTTCGCATTGCAGATAAGTACCAGATTGCTCTAACGGTACACGATGCGCTCTATATTGTTGTGCCAGAAGCTGAGGCGCAGGAAGCCTTAGATTATTTAATTGAAGAGATGTGCAAACCACCGTTGTGGATGCCAGACATACCACTAGCGGCTGAGGGTGGGTGGGGTAGAAGTATCGCAGATTGTTAGGAGGAAAGATGGATATATATGATGCTATAGCATTACAGGTAACAGCGGTTGTATTACTAGGAACGGCGCTATGGTTATCCCTAAGATAACCCCCGTTGAAAGAGTTGAGCAAGTGCACCCACATAAGCATTCGTGGGTGTTGTATCAAGACAAACGGTATAGGTGGTGTAAGGACTGTAAGAAAATAGAGCCTGCCACGACGTTTAGAGTTCCGAGTTAAGGAACAGGTAGTGTAAATTTACGAGGATAAACCATGTTTAAAGTTCAAAAGTTACGCGACGATGCTATTATACCAAGTCGTGCTCACCCAGAAGATGCTGGGTTGGATATACACTGTGTTGACAGCTTCACACTGTTAGTCGGTGAGTATAAGCTGGTACACACAGGGATAGCCGTAGAGATACCCAAAGGGTACGAAGCCCAGATTAGACCGCGTTCAGGGTTGGCTATGAAACAAGGTATTACAGTATTAAACGCGCCAGGCACAATAGATTCTAATTATAGAGGGGAAGTCGGCGTGGTACTTATTAACTTAGGCAGCGCACCTAGCACGTTTAAGCAGGGCGATAGGATTGCTCAGATGGTATTTGCTAGGGTGGATTTGTCTGAACTAACCGAAGTAGATACCTTGAATAAATCAACCAGAGGTACTAGTGGGTTCGGCTCAACAGGGGTGTAGCAATGGTGAGTATAGACTATATAAAAAAACAATTAGGTGTTACAGAAATGCAGGTTAAAATAGCTATTTATAGCGGCGCATTACCCAGACCTACTGACATGGACGAATGGGAAGAGGCTCATATAAAACCCTTCTTAGCTAATTGGCAGGCGCGGATAGACCGTAGCAGGGAGGAAGCACGATGACGTATGTGCAGTTGTTCCACAAGTTAGATACACCCCAGAAGGATACCTTCTGTGACAACCTCCTAACATTAGGGCTAGTGAGTGAACTTAACCCTGCGGTATGGAACAAAACAATTAAGGCAGCCATCAAAGGGTCTAAAGGTACAGTAAAAAAACTATACAAAGCCTTTAAACCCCTAGAACCTGCTCAACGTAGTAAATTTTTTCAATCAATGGTAGACGAGGCTAGAAGACAAGATGAAAGTTGAACATGAAACAGAAAACGCTACGATGAACGCAGCAGCACCTGAGCAGGTTGCTGTAGGACTTAGTGATGAGCAAGTAATTAGCTGGTGTGATTATATTGACTGGGAAGAAAACAGTTATTATGCCGAGAAATTTACGGGCTGGCTTAAAACCCAAACATTCGTGCAAAGCGTAAATTCTGACGCTAAAGCAACGGGAGAATAAAATGGAACACGAAACAGAAAACACTATAGAAAGCACAGAACTTATCCGTGAAATATACGAGCTTACCCATGAAGCGGCGGTAGGCAACAGCCCAGCAATTCGACTACGGTTAGAAGAACTATATAAAGAAGCAGAGCTCAGAGGAGTAATGTGATGAGCGTGTTAGATTGCTGCATTAGAATGGGTATGAATTTAGGGGGCAGGAGTATATCTGCTGCTGAGATAAAAGCCCACCGGCTATACGCACTGGCTAAAGCGCGTGATGAACGAAAAGCAGAAAAACAGACCCCAGAAGAACTAGCACGCAAACAGAAAGAGTATCGCCTCGCTAACAGAGATACTATTCTGGCGCAACGAAAGCTATATTACGAACGGAGCGGCGATCAGCTACGCGCTGCGAAACGTGAAGCGTACCGCCTATCAAAGGAGGCTAACCGTGTTACTTGAACATGAGATGTTGACAGAAGTTGCAAGACATAAGTTGGGTACAACCTATTCAGAGCTGGCTGACTACTTTATGTTATCCGCGACACAAGTAAGGGAAGCCATGCTACCTCTATTAGTAGACGGCAGAGCTATCAAAGGTGAATCTATAGGGGCAGACGGCGTACTAATCACCATTACACAAAAAGGTAAAGATACGTTAGCCGCAGCGAAAGTAAAAGCAAAAGCTGCTATAATAGATAAAAAACCGCGTCCGCTGAAGGGCGTAAGCCCACCCAATGATGCAGTTACCCGACCCGTGCATTACACGGTAGGTAAGATTGAGTGTATCGACGCAATGCGTTCAATGTTGTCGGCGGATGAGTACATAGGTTTCCTACGAGGAAATATCTTCAAGTATCAATGGCGATACCGTATGAAGAACGGTTTAGAAGATCTGCGTAAAGCGCAGTGGTATTTAGATAGATTATTAGAGGCAAGTTAAATGAGTACAGGCAGTGACAACACTGACCATGCGACGTATCAAGAGATGTTAGTTAGAGACAAAGCTATCAGCATCATACGGCGGAGGGCAGATAGTTTAGATATGAGCAACCCTAAAGGGTTATGCCTGTCGTGTGGAAGACCTACAGGACAGGAAAAAAGATGGTGCAACGCAGCGTGTAGGGATTCAACAGATGAAACCTAGAATAGTCCGTGTGAAAGGGGTATGGTGGTGCTGCTATGGATCGGAGTGCGTAGCAGGAAGATCCCCTGCTCTTGCATATGACAGATGGTTAAAGTTAACAGGACAAACTAAATGCAAATCCCGAGTTTTACATACAGTTCAATAAGCCGTTTTAAGACCTGCCCTAAGCAGTACGAAGCACATCAAGTCCTAAAGTATGTTCCTTTCGTGGGCACTACGGCTACTATATACGGCACGGACTTGCACGAAGCGGCGGAAAACTACATTGGTAAAGGCGACGAACTGCCAGGAAGGTTTAGTTTTGTTAAGAACTACCTAGACATCTTAAAAAATATCCCCGGTGAGAAACTGTGTGAGTACAAGATGGGGATTGCCAAAACAGAGGACGGTTATGCCTACTGTGATTATGAATCCCCTTTAAGGTACTGGAGAGGAATCGCAGATTTAGTCATTATAAATAACGAAGAAGAGAAGGCGTGGGTTATTGACTATAAAACAGGGAAGTCGGCGAAGTATGCGGACACAACGCAGCTGGCTTTAATCGCTGCGGCGATATTCCTTGAGTTCCCCCATATCAAAACCGTTAAAGGGATGTTATTATTTGTTGTGTCAAACGAGACAGTTAAGGATGAGTACGAGTATAGTAATCGTTTCGAGGTGTTTAGTAATCTATCACTACTATTAGCACGGCGAGCCGTAGCCTATGAAACGAACGTATTCAACGCCATCCCTAACGGTCTATGTAGGAAGTGGTGCCAAGCTACACGCTGCATCCACAACGGAAACTATAAGGAGGCGTAATGCCGTACAAGAATAAAGAAGACCGCAATGTTAAGCGGGAAGTAGAGTTAGAAAAAGTACGACCTGGTGCATACGAGGCTAGGCTAACAAGACAACGTGCAAGATACGCTTATGATAAGGCAGGGATAGATAGGAAGGGTAAGGATATAGACCACGTACACGGCACTGAAGCGGGGAATGGTACTAGTAATTTAAGGCTACGAGAACCTTCGGTTAACAGGTCGTTCCAACGTAACAGCGACCACACAATGAAAAAGAATGAACCGCCTAAGAAAACCGTAGCCAAGAAGGTAGTTAAGAAAACCGTAACCAAGAAGGTTACACCTAAAGGGAAGAAGTAATGCAAATATCTGTGAAGTCTATACGGGTAATGGCAAGTGAGTCGGGTTTACCCGAGAGCTTAGTGGAGCGTCACCTAGACGCTCTCTGCGCCTTATCCTTACGAACTAGGGCAAGCGAAAGAAAACTCTGCCTAAACAAAGTCAAAGCGTGGTATTTTAGTAACGCAAAAAACAAAGCCCAACTATTTGAAGTATTAAACGATAACTGAGTCACTCCCATAAGGAGTTGAGAGGAAAAATGGAAGTATCAGTCATACATGACAAAGTGCTGTCTATTAAGACAGCCAACCCAACTGCAATTACAGACACTATAAGTAAGAGCAAAATAGCGGGTGAGAGCGGCGGTATATATGACGTGTGGGTAGACTTTAGTTTAGGTACAGCACACATCTTAAATAACATGAACATACCTAATATACCCTCGCCCATCCGCACACAGTATGCTTGGGCGGGAATGTACAGACCTTTTGACCACCAGCGAGTTACGTCAGAGTTCCTAACGCTCAACAAAAAAGCATTTTGCTTTAATGAGATGGGTACAGGCAAAACAAACTCCGTTATCTGGGCAGCGGATTACCTAATGCAACTAGGTGTGGTGCGTCGAATGCTTGTAGTCTGCCCACTATCTATTATGGATGCCGCATGGCGCAGGGACTTGTTCAGAACAGCAATGCACCGCTCAGTTGAGATTGCTCACGGGGATAGGCACAAACGCGCAGCGATTATTAACGGTGATGCTCAGGTTGTTATCATTAACTTTGATGGCGTAGAAATAGTAGAACAAGAGATTGCGGCTGGGGGGTTTGATTTAATTGTGATCGATGAAGCCACGCACCTAAAAAATGTATCGACATTCCGGTGGCGAGCGATGAACCGCCTAATAACAGCAGACACGTGGTTATGGATGTTAACGGGGACACCTGCGGCGCAATCCCCTGTAGATGCCTACGGCTTGGTTAAATTAGTAAACCCTAAGAATGCGCCTAGAACATTTAACTCCTTTAGAGATCTAGTTCAAATACGCACGTCACAGTTTACGTTTCAGTCAAGACCCGAAGCAGGGCAGATTGTCCATGCCTTACTGCAACCTGCGATACGGTTTTCTAAGGAAGAGTGCTTAGATTTACCTGAGTTAACATACCAAACAAGAGAGATCCCATTATCTGCACAGCAAGCGAAGTATTACAAACTCCTCAAAAAGGAAATGCTTATGCAAGCGGGGGGCGAGGAAGTTTCGGCGGCGAACGCAGCGGTGGCTTTAAACAAACTACTCCAGTTATCTGCTGGCGCGATATACACCGACTCTGGGGAGGTAATGGAATTTGATGTCAAGGCTAGGGGGCAGGAGCTGTTAGACGTAGTGGCAGAATCTTCGCACAAGACAATTGTGTTCGTTATGTTTAGGCACACTATTGAGATAGTAGAAAAACTGCTGGTAGAGGCAGGGTACGCAGCGGGTGTAATTCACGGCGGTATAAGTGCGGGGAAACGCGCAGAGCTATTTGATTCTTTCCAAAGCAACCCTAAACCGCAGATACTCGTAATTCAGCCGCAGGCAGCGGCGCATGGAGTAACACTTCACGCAGCGAACACAATTGTGTGGTGGGGATTAACGATGTCCCTAGAAACCTATAAGCAAGCCAATGCACGTATCCATCGAGCAGGGCAAGTGAACAAATGCAGTATCGTCCATTTAATAGGATCACCTGTAGAGAAGAAAGTATTGACCGTGCTAGAAAGTAAAGGGGTAGCCCAGAATAAACTACTAGATTTATATAAAGAAGAGATAAACTAATATACTTTAAATAAATACATACAAAAGTGTTGACACGGTATAAAACATACATTATACTTACCACACTTTCTAAGAATCAACAGAGGGGGTAACGTATGGAAGTGCAGAATGTAGAGCAGTTAATAAGAATTTATATTAAGATGCGCGACGCTAAACAACAATTGCAACGCGACTATGACAAAGCATTAAATGATATAGTGGCACAACAAGATCTAGTACAGCAGGCAATACTAGAACTTTGTAAGGATACGGGGTCAGACGGATTTAAGACCTCAGCAGGGAGCGTATCTCGAACAGTTAAGACGAGGTATTGGACAAGCGACTGGCGTAGTATGCAGGAGTTTATTAAGGAGCATGATGCGTTTGACTTGATGGAGCAGCGAGTACATCAAACAAACATGAAGAGTTTCCTAGAAGAAAACCCAACGCTCATGCCTCCAGGCATGAGTATAGATAGCAGATACATTATTACCGTAAGGAAGAAGTGATGGAAGTAGAAAAAGAAACAGAGTATTTGACTTTACCGGAGGCTCTACAGATACTAGGAGTTTCCCGACAAACCTTATTCAGTTTACGTAAGTCTGGAAGATTAACAACCTTCCGTAGGGTAAGTACAATCCTAGTAAGCGCAGATGAAGTAAGAGATTTATTAACAATTATACCTATAACAACTACAGAGGTTAGCGATCATGAGTAACGAAATGAGTTTATTTACATCAGGCGCAGCAATTCCAGCCCACATCGCGAAAAGAGAATTGAGCGAAACAACCAAAGCCCTCATGGGTGGAGGCGGTGCATCAGAATCACGCCGTATCTCAGTAAGAGGAAACATCTTTCGCTTAACCGTCGGCGGACAAGAGATAGCAAAGAACGAAGACCGTGCAATGAATATCATTATTGCAGCCGCTGCACCTAAAACGTCCCGTACGTATTACTCTGCTACCTATCAAGAAGGTGTTGCAGTTT